AGAATGTCTACGGGTTCGACGGTTGCCCAATCTACTTTTGTGACGTCCCCGAAATTAGGGACACCGGGAAAATTCTTTTCTAGAATTTTGGACGGGGCGGCGTCGAATTCGCAATGCCATACGACGGCGCCTCCGAACACTTCCATTACGCCTAGATCGAGTCCACCGTATCCAGAGAATAGGGAACCGATTTTAGGGTTTTGTAGGTCGCTAATCGCTACCATATTGTTTTTATAATTAGTTCGATTATTACGGGTAGGGCGATGACGGCGAGTGTTACTACCGATAGCCCGATACCCCATAGGACCGATTTAGGTTCGTACATTTTTCCTCCTAGTGTTGTTGAGGTAATCATAACCGCCCCGTAACGAAAACCGCAACATTTCCCGCAACATAAAAAACGGGGAGCCCGGCGCCCTAATCGCCGAACCCCCCGCCCCGCCACCATTGGTTAGCGGGTGAGCCTCCGTCGGAGGAATTCCTCGGGGTCACGATAAACCCCGTCACGAGTAACCGAAAAATGTAGGTGAGGACCGTACCCGTTTTCTTTACCGAAACCCGATCCGCCCACGCGCCCGATAATGGTTCCCGCTAGAACGCGGATACCAATACGAACCGTTACCTCGTCGAGGTGTAGGTATCGCGTTACGAGCCCGTTTCCGTGGTCGATAACGACATAACGCCCGCTAGGTCCGTCCGTCGTCTTGTGAGCGGCAATAACCCGCCCCGAGTGAATAGAGCGAACCCGTGAGCCTCGAGCCTTAACGTAGTCTGTTCCGGGGTCGTTAGATTTCCGTGCTTTATGGGCGTCGAAGTCGTCCGAGACGGGTCGGGGTGTGCTAACCGGGTGCGCCCATTCTTTACGGGGTAGGTCGGCGTCGGGGTCCTTGATTACTTTAGGTTTAGTTTCTTTAGTCACGTTAGCCTCCCATAGCCAGATTGAGAAATTGCCCCATAACGCCACCCGTTAAGGCGGCTCCACCTGCCCACGCCCAAACATATTTTTCGAGGGCGCGAATTCGTTTCTCGTGGTCATCCACCCGTTGCGGTATGTTTGCCCGATCTAGGCGTACCACGACGTCGTAAACGTCCTTGAGTGTTATCTGTACGGGGTCCATTACGAGGGTTCGTCGGTTGAGGTGTTTGCCATTGGCATTAGGTTGAGAATTGCGGTTACGAGTCCGAGCCACGTGGCGAGTTCGTTGGTCGAAATGAGCCCGTAGGTTGTGACGATTGTTCCAACGGCTACCAAAATTCGGTAAATGTAGGCGCGTGTTTTTTCGGTCATTTTTGTTTCTCCTTATATTTTGATTAGGTAATAGTCGATTACGTAGCGGGATCGGGTGAGGTCGCCGGATATTCCGACAATTCGATAGGTTCCTGTAGTGCCGGAGTGTTTTACGACGACGGAGCGCCCGACGCGTAGGGCGGCGACGGCGGTTAGGTCCTCTTGGGCGTTCCATCGTATGCGGGTTACACGGTTGGACGTGGTGGCATATTGCGCCAATATGTCTACGGCTCGAGTGTCGATTAGGTTGTTATCGCGATATGAGGGTGAGGCGCCGGGCGAACCCGTCCATAGGTGTAAGTGGGTCGAGGTGTTGGGGGTGTCGCCGTCGAAATACGGAGGTAGAGGGTTGGAGGCTCCGGGTAACATATTGTAAGCGTATAAAGAGAAACCGTCGGTCCAACAACGGTCGCCCACGCTAAAGTTTCCGCCGCCCGAGCGGTTAAATTCGGCGGAAACATTACACGACACGGTTCCCGCGGGTGCGGTTAATCGTCCCGTACTTGCCTGAACCCACGTGGAGCCGGGTACGGAAACTTGGGGACCGTCTACCGTCGAAATGGTGTCCTCGTTTTGGTCGAGCCACGTAATGCGGGCGCGTACTCGAACGTCGGCGCGGTTGGGAATTCCGCGATATGCGTAAAGACTAAAATTGTAATCATTCCCGGCGAAAACGGTGATCCCGTCGGAGTTGATACCGCTAAACCTAGTTAGCGGGTTGGCGTTGGCGGTTCGGGTTACGTTTCGCATACACCACGAACCGAGCCCCGAGGGTGGACTAAACGGGTTGGCGTCGTCGGCGGGTTTTGCCCGGCGTATTCTAAATTGGCTATTGGTTGTGTAGCCGTCGGCGTTATATTCGACGGACGGGTTAGCGATTAAATTATTTTCTGTTGTGAATATTCCGCCAAATCCTTTAGCGACGGCTAAACACGTGTCTATTTCTGATTGGCGTAAACCGTAGTTTGCGATTGAGGTCGCGTCCTGCTCTTTCCACGAGATTGGGAGCATAAACCCGCTACGTTGTACGCCGTCGATTGTTACGAAATTCCTATCGTCTACACCGCCCGCGTTAAGTATTTCGGGGTCGGGAATTCCATAGCGGGCGCGGTTGTTTAAAACAATAGAATTCGTTACGTTCGCCGACGAGGACTCGAAATCTATTTCGGTGTAGTGAAGTTCTCCCGCGGCTCCCGCTCCGTCGGTAAATGTTTTACCCGACGAGCCCGAGGACGTCGCTTTATAGATTTCTATTAGCCCGTCGCGCCCGGTTGTCGGGTTAGTTGGTAAAACGTGGGTTGCGTTCCAATTAGCACCCGCACTAATGGCGGCTAAATCTAGGTGATCCGAGATAGTCCCAATTTTATCGGTGTCGTTTAACGCCGGGCTAACAGTTCCCGCGCCTACGGAATAGTTAATTAGTTGTGCTCCGCCAGTTGGATCGAACGAATAATTAAGAGCCAAAATTCTGAAATCTAAATAGTGTGCGTAGGGGTCGATTAGTTGTCCAACCGAATTTTTACCGCCTACCCCTAATACCTGAAATTGTGAGGCGAGCCCCACCCAATCCAAACAATAAAGAGTAGTAAACGTGATCGGCGACGAGGACACCGAAAAATCGTAAGTTACTTTATTGGCGACGTCCTGAACATAGCCTGTAAACGCATATTCCGCCGTTCCTGCCCGTCGAATACGGATAAGCGAACCAATAGCGGGAACCGTTGCCATATTGCGGTACACGACGGCTAGCGTACCCGTGTCCACCATTGAGGCGCCCGGAGTACCCAACCGCCCGCCCTCCTCATAATGAGCCTCGAGGGCGGTAGTAGTCTGATCCGTCCAAACATAAGCGGAACCATTCCATACGCCCGTTTCGATTACTACACGCCCGAGTAGTGGAGTTTCGTCAATAATCATTATCGCCGCCCGTTCGCCCGTTGGAAATCGTTTAGAACGCGGGACACCTCACGCCCGGCAGAAACCGAGTCCACCGGGGCGTTAAAATTAACCGTAATTCCTTGAGCCCTATCCCGACTCGTTCCACCGAACGGACCCGGACCCGGGTTAGTTCCGCCACCCGTCGGCGGGTTATTCTGACTATTTTCGTAGTCGCTAAACGCGTCGAACGCGTTACTGGCTCGGTCACGGAATTCGCTACCCATCCACAACCGTAAAAACCATTCTGGAAATTGTGCCATTTTATCGAAAACGAGTACTAGTTCACCGATTGCCATAGCAATTTTTCCGAACGCCGACGCCATAGCCTCGAGCCGTTTTATGTTGTTCGGGTCAGAAATGTATTTAGCGAGAGTTTCAAACGATCCAACGAAATCGTCTATCGCCTGTTGCCCGGCGGGACCGTCCAACCACGCCCCGAATTGGTCGGCGATTTCCTCAATAGAGGGTAGAAGTTTGTCCCCTACTTGTTCTTGTAGGTCCTCGAACCGAGCCTGAATTTTCTCGGAGGCTTTAGCGCCCGCTTCACCCGCCCCGGCGTACCGTGTTTCTAACTCTTTAAGTAAATATTCTTGAGCCGCATAAATGCCGTTTGTTTCCTGTAGACGCCTAATCTTTTCGGTTTCCACCTCGTTAAAAACCACACCGATACGCGAGAGGCTACCGAGATACTTGATTGGGTTTTCGAGTGCTTTGGCGACACGTGGGGCGACGGACTCAATATTAGATAGCCCGTCCCCGGTTCCACCGAGCACCGAGGCGACGTCCAACGACACCGCAATAGTTCGATCGTAAACGCCGTTAAGTTCGTCGGCAGACGAGGCGACGTTTTTAAACGCCATAACTTTAGAGGCGGCGGCGAGAATTGCCTCGTCGTCTACACCCGTCGCGAACGATTGGGCGCGGGCGTAGTCCTTGATTTTTTGGGTTACTTGTTCGGTTTCGTCACCGAATAGCCCCGATTGTTTGGTGAGGTAGTCGAACCGTCGGGCTACGGCGGCGGCGTCCTCGGCGGCTTTAATCGAGTCGCCAACGAAATCGGCGAGCGCCCTACCCGCAACAACCGCCCCGGCGACAACCGCCGCCCCGAACGCCGCCATAATTTTAGACGACGATTTCATAGAACGAGAGAAGTTTCGGGTATCCCCGAGTACGGAAACAATAACCTGTTGATTAGCCATTATTCGTTATTCCGTTTCTCTGCCTGTTCCATAATTTTGGTTCGTTCTAAAACCGTGAGGTTCCAATATTCCGACGGGGATAGTTTGAGGTGGACCACGAACGCGGCGAGGTCCTCCGCCCTATCCTCGTCTATTTTTTTAGTTCGTCATCCTCGTCCGGGTTGATAATCGCGAAACACTCGTCGAACGTAATCGACTTGGCGAAATCGTCATAGTTAAGCGTCGAGTCCTCTCGGAGTTTGATAACCCACGCCACCGCGGTAACGAGCGCCGAATTAGGGGACTCGAAATCGAATAGGCGTCGGATCGAAAGTCCCGATTTCTTTTCCGCGATGGAGATTTCTGACATATTTAGTTTGTTTAGGGACATAGGGTTTTTTCCTTTTCTTTACGTGCCTGAAATGAGGGTGGTTCTGCTCGACAAGTCGCCGAAATGTAATTTAGTTATATCGCGGATACCGTCCTCGAACGCGGCGATAACATACTCTCGTTTATTCTGTAATGCCTGTAAGAGATACGGTTGAGGTTCTATCCCGCGATCTGACCAACCATAGTGAACCACGGGAGCATAGGGGACCGAACGGAACCCCGCCCGGACCACCGCTTTAGTTTTACCGCGCCCCGGTCGAATAGCCTCCCGTAGTGTGCCAGTACGGACCGGGGCGAGCCGTTTAGCCTCCTCCGCCACTATCTGCCCGAGTCTAAACATTAGTTCGCGATTGTCCTCCGCGTCGATACCCGCGGCGGTCATAGCCCGGTTGAGTTTAGATAACCCATCCGTTTTAATGTAACCGCCCGCGAATTCTTTACGGACGTCGCGAACCTCTGCCACGGCTACGGTGTGACGTCTAGAACGGGGTCGCCCACGAGGTCGAAACGGATCCCGTCGAACGACGACGTCGAGCGAGGGTTCGAGTCCACCGAGAGCGGTAGGCGTCCACGTTCGGGGATACGAATAGTTCCCGTGAAGTGGGGCGAGTCTGCCGCCTCCGTGGTGTTGCCCTTTGGTCGGAGTTTAAACGCTACGTCGGTCGAGGCGTTGGTCCAGCAATAGCGCCAGAACGAGGCGGCGTCGAGCGAGGTAATTCCCGAAATCGTCATAAACCAATCGGAGTTATCCGATCCGAACGTTTTTACGTCGTCGGCGGCGTCCTCGGATTGGAGGATAACCGACGAGAATTCGGCGGCGTATTCGGTTGCCCCAACGGAGAGGGTTAAGAGGTTTCCCTGTAAACGGGTTACTGGCATTAGTTTTTTTCCTTTTTTTTAGAAACGGTTATAGATGGAAATGTCAAGTGTTACGGCGAGGTAGGTTGCCCCGTTGAGTTCGAGCCCATATGGTGACGACACGTTACCGACGAGGTATCCGGCGGCGTCTAGCCCCGCCAGTAGTTCGCCTATTGTGTCGTCGATTGAGCCCGTTTTAGTTTCGTTGGTTGCGTTGGGGGCTACCACGTCTACGCGGTAGTTTACGCGCCACTCATTAAACGCGGTCCCGTCCTCGTCGCCCACCACGTATGGATTGCCGGGCGAAATCATTGACACGGGAGGCGTCGGGCGTTCCAGTAGGTAAGCGAACGACGGATCGCCCGTTACCGAACCCACCACGGTAGCGAGGTTGGTTCGGAGTGTAGTGAGGCTAGCCATTATGCGAAACCCGCATTAGTACGGTACGGATCGATTAAAGGTCTGACGGACCCCATCGGGTCGCGGGCTACCCTAATCGGTGCGCCGTCGAACCCGGCGAATTGTGAAATGCCGTTAGGAGCGGAACGACGGTGGAATAGTTCCGATCCACACTCGA